TACCCAAATTATTCAGCCGTATTATTTTGGTGATGCGGAACGAAAGGCAACTTGTTTATGGTTAAAGAATTTGCCAAAATTAAAATACTGCCTGAGCGATAATTTGTTTGAACAAAAAACTGCGGTTGCCCCGGCAATTTATACTTACAAAGACGGTAGAACTGATGGAATGTGGCATGTAAAGACAATGCAATTAAGAGGACTTGAAAGAATGAAAGTTAGAAGTAAAACATATAAAGGAGTTGCAAACGCAATGGCTGAGCAGTGGGGGTAGTAACTAAGACGATTAAAAACGGTTAAATATTTATGATCATACATCAAATTCACAGTATAGGAGATATTATCTTTCTTGAGCCAATGTTTCGACACTTCTTTAAAAAAAACAACGAGAAGCCGTTAGTTCCTGTCAGAAATCATTTAATGTGGTTATCCGATTACATAGAATCGGCTCAGTTTATTACTGAGAGCAGCTACACTAAAATGAACAAGGCAGGAGAGAAGATCAATACCATGTATGCCAACCAGCTTTACCGTGGGCTACCGATGGACTACCATGAGGATTTTGAGAACTGTATGTTGGATAAATACAGGCTTGCTAAACTGCCAACTGAAATGTGGTTGGATATAGATTTAAAATTTAACCCTTGCAGGGGAGAGAATCTAATGACAGAATGTTTGACTTGTTACGATGGTGAGTATATTTTAAAAAACGAGTATTCTCAAGCCGGAAATATTAACATAGAAATTGATCAGGATGAACTTCCTGTTTACTCAATGAAGTCAGTAGATGGATTTACATTGATAGATTGGTACATGTTAATTTTTCAGGCCAAAGAATTCCACACTGTGAGCACTTCGACATTTTATCTTTTGCAAGCAATGAAAAATAAGTTTCCGAATATGGCAACAAAGATATTTATTTACCCAAGGCCAAACCGAGATGGCTTGCGAGGCATCACTAATTTACATCCAACATTTGAATTTGAAACACGATGATTGAGACAATTGAATTTAAAGGTGAAACTTATCCACACTTTCAATCTGAGGGCTTTGCGGCTCAGTTTGCTTTTCCGTTTGCTGATAAAGTTTGTAAAGGAGTTGGGCTTGACGTTGGATATTGTAAACTTGAGTGGAAGTTCCCCATTGCTACAGGCATTGATGATGGTAAATTTTGCGATCCAGATGGTGTAGAACATCAATGTGATCACAATGCTAGTTTCTTGCCAGATAGAATAAGATTTGAAGGAAGCGTTAAATGGGATTACATTTTCTCATCACATTGCCTTGAGCATTTGAATAATTGGGTTGATGTGTTAGATCATTGGTTTAGTAAAATTAGACATGGTGGAGTAATCTTTCTTTACCTCCCTCACCCCTCTCAAAAATATTGGTTGCCATGGAATAATCGGAAGCACCTAAGTTCCTTTGATCCTGAAATAATTAGGCAGTATATGGAGACAAAATCCGGTAAAGTATTCGTTTCAGGTTGTGATTTGAACAATTCCTTCATAGCCATGTGTGAAAAGTAGTATTCGTTTTTACTCCCATTTTGGGCTTTCAGTCTCAAAAAGAGAAAATTTCTTGCTTTGGGATTAAAAAGTTATAAGTTTGTGTAAAAAATAATCCAAGATGCCATCAAACGCAATCGCTACGGACATACTAACTAGAGTTGTTGGGTATATCCTAAAGAAAGGAAACTTCGCTCTTACAAGCCCCAATCTTCCACATCGTATTGTGGTATTAGGTGAAGCGAACAACGCTAATCAAGGAGCACTTGATACGGATGCCAAGGAAATAAATTCAGCAAAGCAAGCGGGGCAGTTGTATGGTTATGGTTCTCCCATCTATTCGGTGTTAAGAATTTTAAGACCAATAACGAATGAAGGAGTTGGTGGAATTCCTGTAATTGTTATTCCGCAGGAAGCGCCAGTAGGTGCAACATCAAAGAGAATTACAATAACTCCATCGGGAGTTGCTTCTGCAAACGGAACGCATTATGTGCGAATTGCTGGCAGGGACGGAATTGACGGTGAAAACTACACACTGAATATTTTAGCTGGTGAAACTGTTGCAGACATTTCAGAAAAAATTGAAAATGCTGTTAATACGGTATTAGCTGCTCCGGTTGATGCATCTAGCACTGACTATGAAGCAACACTTGAAACTAAGTGGAGAAGTTTAACAGCACAAGAGCTATCAGTAACTATTAATACCGGAGAAGATGATTTAGGATTGACCTATGTCATTGCACAAACTCAGGCAGGATCAGGCACACCGACCATTGCAGCCGCTTTGGCTCAATTTGGAAACGTGTGGAACACCATCGTTGTGAACGGTTACGGACTACAAGCAACTGTAGTAAGTGCCCTTGAAGCATTTAACGGAATACCATTGGATGTAAATCCTACAGGCCGTTATGCAGGAACAACCTTCAAACCATTTATTGCAATTACCGGGTCGTTATCAGATGATCCATCCGCAACAACTGATGCTAAGCTGGATGAAGTTACTATCGCTGTTGCTCCGGCACCGTTATCACCAGGCTTCTCTTTTGAAGCGGCAGCAAACATGACTTATTTGTTTGCCCCACAAGCACAGCATTCACCACAATTGGATGTATCTGGTAAGTTTTATCCAGACATGCCAACACCAACATCAATTGGATCAATGGCAACATTGCTTAATCGTAATACTATTTTGAAGAAAGGATGTAGCACGGTTGACTTAGTTTCATCTAAGTATCAGGTTCAAGATTTTGTAACAACCTATCATCCAATTGGCGAGGAGCCAGCGCAGTATCGTTATGGCCGTAACTTGAACTTGGATTGGAATGTTCGTTACGGGTACTTCATCCGTGAGCAACTTTATGTAGTTGATCGTGCGATATCAACTGATGATGCCATCGTAACAGTAGATGGTGTTATAAAACCTAAGCAATGGGTAGCTCAGTTGAATGATTACGCTGATGATTTGGAACGTAGAGCTTTGATCGTGGATTCGGACTTTATGAAGGTCAGCATTGAGGTATCAATTAATAATTTAATACCGGATCGTTTGGAGACTTACTTCCGCTACAAGCGAAGTGGTTTTGCGAGACAGGCGGCTACAACGGCTGAGGCAGGATTTAATTTTGGAGACAACAACTAACAACTTAAAATATGGCTACTGGTGGAGATGTTCTTGAGATAACCTGTAATCATCCATTGGGTGACGGGGTATTTTTTGCTAAGGCAAATGAGGACAGCATGTATGATTTTGGCGGCTTCCGTTCGGATGATGATTCCAACATGGTTGATGGTTCAGGACAGATGATTGACAAGATCAATCAGACTCGGTGGGCATTTGAAGCAACGGTTTCGCATGATGCCAACATAAAAGAGGAATTATCCAAACTGGTTTTATATGCACGTTCTCCGGTGCAAGGAGTTTGGACTATCTCTCACGTCAATGGAACTGTTTATAAAGGAACAGGTAAGCCAGTTGGAGATTTGAGTTCCAATGGAAATGCAGCTACCATCGCATTGAAGTTAGCCGGTGGAGGTAGTTTAGTTAAAATTTTAGGATAATTTTTTATGGAAAAAGTTTCACGTGAAATAGCTGAGAAGGATGTAACATTTTGGCTGGATAAGAAAAAGATCAGCACAGGTCACAGAGAATTGAATGAGAATTTTATTGATCAGTTGGCCGATGCAGTTCAGGAAGGTAATCTTGTTTTGGACAAGGATACTAATGAATGGACTTATGATTTAGCTTTCCCGGTTAATGATGAAAAGGGAGGCGAGGCACTTGGAACCTTAAAATTTAAGCCAAGGTTGAACGATGTGATGTTAAGACCATTCCTTAACGGAGTTAAAAATGATGATGCTGACGGAAGATTATTAGCACATACAGCAGCCTTAACTGGCGCGAATAAAGGACTTTTAAAGTTGATAGATTCGGTAGACAAAAGGGTGGTTATGGCCATTACGGTTTTTTTTGTTTAAGTGAAAGTCAACACAGCAACATGTTAGTAAGTGTTGCGAGAAGATTTAGATGGGAACCGGAAAAACTCGGTTCCCTTTTTTTTGATACTGAGGACTATTTAGGGTTAGTATTTTGGTACGACACATTACTTGAAGAAGAAGCAGAGATAAAGAGAAGCTCACCTAAGAAGAAATAGATGCCAGCAGGATATACCATACCGACCGCTTTTACCGCAATAGATAGGTTTACATCACCTGTGATAGCGATGAGTCGGGCTATGAACAACTTTGGTTTGAGTTCGACAAGAGCACTATCCAGAGTTGAGCGAGGCTTTAGGCAATTAATGAGTCCATTAAGAGCCGTTAACAAATTAATGATGGGTCTTGGCTACTACGTGGGGTTATACACGATAGTCAGCATCTTTCGGAACGCGATCAAAACGATGGCAGACTTCCAGGAGGCACAAATAAATATTCAGGCTGTATCTCCTAAAACAACCATGCAGAACAAATTACTGGCATTACAGGCAAGGAAGATGGCTGTTGAATATGGAGTTGCTGCTTTAAATGTTTCCAAAGTGCAGTATGAGTTAATTAAAATGGGTCAGAGTGTAGACAGTAAGGGAGGCATTCAAAATATTATTGATATGACCCCAAGTATTGTTCTTGGATCAAAAGCAATGGGGGCACCAGAGGATAAGTTAGCTCAGCTTGTTGGAGCTTCTATGAATCTATTTAAGATGCCAGTTAATGATGTTGTTGACATTTTTTCAAAAGGATTGGATATATCAGCAATGGATTGGGAGTCATTTAGTTTAATGATAAGCAACTCACAACAAACATGGTCGATAGCTGGTGGGGGGTTAGAAGATTTGGTTGGAAGGTTGGGTATTTTGAGTAACAACTTTGTTCACGCTGCTTCGGCTGGAACCGGGTTAAAAAATATTACCCTTGATAATGCTGTTGCGATGAAAACCCTTGATGAACAGCTATTAAAAATAATGAAGAGCGGAAGGCCTTTGGTTACTGGTCAGGGGATGTATGGTAGAAAAGCCATTCAGTCAGCACTTCCAATGGCAGTGTCTTTGGATGATGGCAGTATGGATGAGTTGGCTGAAAAGCTAAACCGGGAGCGGAAGGGATACACAGCGATGTTGAATGCTATAAAAGCAGCGGGTATAAACTACAAGTTGGAACAGACTAAGACTGCTTGGCAAGAATTGATTTTTAGTGTCGATGATGGCACCGGAGCATTTGCGAAAGCGACTACTCATATTTTAGAATCAGCGAGGGCAGTTCTTCTTATAACGGCTGACTCAGAAGCAGCGAGACAGACTTTGAAGGGATTGAACCCGGAGGTTAGAGAAACGGCAGAGAGGTTTATTTATTGGGCTAAGTGGGCAAAGAGATTACTTTTTTTACTTATACTATTGAAAGGGGCCGTGATACTATGGAGGTTTTGGATTATTGTATCCACTACGGCAATGTGGTTATGGAATGCAGCATGGGGAGTATCGGTAGCACTTGGGATTGCTAATGCAACAACAGTGGGATGGAATACAGTGTCAATAGGAGCATTTATGATAGCTACTAAAGTTGCTACAGCCGCTCAATGGTTATGGAATGCAGCGTTAGCAGCTAACCCGATTGTGTGGATTATAGTAGCGGTTGCAGCATTGATAATACTTATGTACCAAGTAGTAAAACATTGGAATGAATGGGGTGCGGCTGTTTCGGTATTTATGGGTCCTTTGGGGACAGTTATTTCACTTGTTCAATCCTTCCGTAGAAATTGGGATATGCTTGTTCAAACTTTCACTACAAAAGGATTTATGGCTGGTTTCTACATGATTGGTGATATCATCATGGATGCTTTGCTTATGCCATTGCAACAGGTATATGAATTGATGTCTAACCTTCCTGGAGTCATTGGATCTTCATCGGCTGAAATGGCTAAGTTGATAGAGGCTACTCGTGCTGGTATGGGATTGAATGTGACCACCGATGAGAATGGAAATACTTTGAATACAAAGAGAATAAATCCAGAGCTTTCTAAACAGGAATCGCTTCAAAGTACAATTGAGAAATCTATGGTTGAATTAGTATTTAGAAACAAACCTGATTTTGTTGATGTAATTGATAAAAATAAAAAGGTAAGTTCAATCACTCCACAGGTAGGTAGTACCATGGGAGCTCAAACAAGTTGGTAATGGACATAGAATTAGTTGAAAGCGGCAATGGTGGAGATTTCGTTACAAAAAAGAACGATTTGTCTATTATTTTTGGTTTCGGTAATATGCCTTACTTGGCAATGTTTGGAGGCAACAAAGCACAGGACACCCCAAGCCAGCGACAAAAAAGTGAGAAGGCTTATGATTGGTGGGGGAACAGTTTACTATTTGAAAACGATAAAAGTGTGCAGTTCAATTCACTAACAGAACGGTCGCTTGATAACAATCCTCTTTCAAGTTCAGGCCGGGTAGCGATAGAACAGGCAGTAAAGAGAGACTTGGTTTTCATGAAGCCATTTGCTAAAGTTGGAGTATCAGTAACTATTACTGGTCCTGACAGGATTGTGATTGCTGTTCGCATAATTCGGTTGGATAACCTACAGCAAAGAGATTTTATTTATATTTGGGATGCAACGCTACAGGAATTGATTGATCGGGATAATGTTGTGGCCGGTGGAGGAGGTGTTATAGTGCCAACAGCAGGGATATTTGATGATTCGTTTGATTTTTCTTTTGAGTAATGTAAAACAGTTAAAATGAAATGATTACAATACCAACCTTATCTCAACTTTACACCGACATAAAATCCGATTTAGAGTCGAAATTCACTTACGTTATTCCGGTATTTGGAAAGAACTTTATAAGGGCATTAGCGGCAGTTCAAGCGGCCAAGCTAAAAGTTTACTACTTGGCTATAGCCAACCTTCAAAAGAACATTTTCATTGACACGGCAGACCCTGAGTCGGTTGGAGGAACCCTTGAGCGATTTGGACGGATTAAGTTGGGCAGGAATCCATTTCCGGCTACAGCAGGACAATATTCAGTGCAGGTAAGTGGAACTATTGGAGCGACTATTCCGGCACGGACAACCTTTATTACCGATGATGATTCGAGTAACCCTGGCAAATTATTCATTTTAGATTCAGCTTTTGTATTGGTAACAGGATCTGACACAATATTACTTAGGGCATTGGAAGCCGGCACTGGCTCAAGGATATTTACCGGAGAAACCTTAACATCCACTACACCTATTGCTGATGTGAGCCAAGGAGTACTATTTATTGGCGAGAGCGTAAGTCCTGTAGATGCTGAGGACATTGAGGATTATCGTGATAAGGGAATACAGTCGTACCGCTTGGAGGCTCAGGGAGGCGCGGTTGGGGATTATAGAATTTGGAGTTCTGATGCTCAGGGAGTTTTGCGGGTTTATCCTTATGCTAAAACAGGATTTCCGAACGAGATCAATGTTTTTGTGGAGGCCACGGTAGCTGACTCCACTGATGGCAAGGGAACTCCTTCCGGCACGATACTGACAAATGTGGATAATGTGATTGAGCTTGATCCTGACACTACCAAGGACATTAACGAGCGGGGCAGAAGGCCATTAGGAATATTTGATATCCATGTTTTGGCAGTAAGTCCCCTAGATGTAATTGTTAACATTGCAGGTTTTGTTGGGATAACAGCAGCTAAGCAAACAGCTATACTAAATTCATTAACGGATGCTTTAAGAACGGTTAGACCATACTTATCGGGAGCGGATCCATTAGAGGATAAAAATGACATTTTTAACATTAATAAAGCTATCAATGCTATTCTAACAGCATCACCGGGTAGTATTTTTGGTGCTGTTACTATGACAGTTGACGGTAATCCGGTTTCAACCTATACCTTTACTCAAGGAGAAATTCCTTACCTTGATTCAGTAACTTACTCTTAATGGTAATTCTTGAAAAAATAGAGCAATTAGGAAGGATGCTTTACCCTACAGGTAGGGCATTTAAAATGGCTAAGGATAGCTTATTTGATAAGTTGAACTCTGGCCTTTCATTGAGTGAAGAACGTGCTGTGAGCGATGCTAAATTGATTTTGGATAGTGCCTTACCTGATAATACTAATTTTGATGCCTCTGATGCTACCCAATGGGAGCGTAGATTGGGATTGATAACAAATGTATCCTTGACTGTTGATGAACGAAAGATTGCCATCCAGAGGAAAATGAACCATCCGGGAAACGTCAAGCCACGGCAGAACTACCGTTATTTGGAGCGCGAGTTGAGAGCGGCAGGATTTGATGTGTATGTTTACGAGAATAGATTTGATGATAGTATGGGAGGATTAATGACCCGTGGACCATTAGATGTATCAGGTGGAATTGGAGGAATTGATGTTCAATATGGAAA